CCGCTTCCAAAGAACCAAGTCTATGAGCCGGAGTCGCTCCGCGCCGTCAACGAGCTGTTCCGTCTCCGCGATTGCATCCGCAACGGCAGCGCGCTCGGCCTTCGTCATCAGCCCGCCGCCCTTATAGCTGCGGATCATCCATTTTGCATAGGCCCACCAGCCGTATCGCGGCGTGCTCATCAGTAATGTTGCCTCCCTTCGCGCTTTGCGCGGTTCGCATCGTGCAGCGTCCGCATACAGCCCCTTGTTGTTGCATATCTCGCTGCGTCCTTTGATTGCTCCTGCTTGTATCTGTCCGCCTCCCGGCGGAATGCTATGTATCGGGTGCAGTCCGTGTGGCAGCCGGTATGCCTATCCGCACAGCCTTTGCACGGAGCCTGCACCGGTGTGAGCCCTAGATTTCCCTGCATTCGTCCACCCTCACACATACGCGCTTGCCGTTTACCGCAACGACATAGCCCGTCCGGTTTGTCCTGTATTTGTATTTCTCGGCAGGATACACCCGTCCGCAGACAGGCCGCATTTCCGGGTATACCGGGATCGAGCACGTGATCAGGATCTGCACGCGCTCCGCCCGGCCCGTCACAGCTTCCCCATGTGCCGCCCAGGCGCACGCCTCGCTGCAAAAATTGTATTTTGCCTTGTACTTGGACGGTGCGCGCATAAACGTCTTCCCGCAGGCATCGCACGTCAGCTGCATCGGCGGTCTTGGTGGCTTTCGCTGCGTCTTGCTCAAAGCTTTACCCCCTTGATGTACTTGTCAAAATATGTCACGGCGACAGCCATCGCCGCCCACATATCTTTTGCAAACTTCGTGCCGTTCACATAGAAGAATCCGGGATCTTTTTTCGTGCCGACAACGCCGTATCGATCTATCAGGGCCTGCCGAATGTTCTTATCCTTCGCGCTCAGGCAGCCGCACAGATTCAGCTTTTCTTCCCGGCGGTAGATCCTCTTCGGCTCATATCCGCCCGACCTCAACGCGATTTCCCAGAATCGCCCGATCCAGACGCAGGTGTCGAACACCTCTTGTCCGACCGTCATGCCCATGCCCGCGATCATCTCGATTGCAACGTCTATGCAGTTCGCATAAAGCTTCCGATCCAGCATATCAGTCACTGCCGGGTTCTCGATCTTCCCGGCCTCCAGCACGCGGCGAATTTCTTCGCCGTCGTGCTCAACCACCACATAGCCAGATTTGATATTGCCGGGGTCAATCGCCAGAATTGTGCCCATCAGGCCACCTCCTTTGTTCAAAGTCTTCGCATTCCTCTCCGGAAAAGAACCTCCGTTCCAGTTCTTCCTCGGAGAACCGTTCGGCCTTGTGCTTCAAGCACCGGTACGGATAAACGTAGTTATTTCTGTATTCCAGATTCTTGCAAGTCAGGCAGCAATCCTGCATCAGCTTCCCTCCTTTCGCGCTACCACGAGCAAACCGCAAGCCTTTCATACTATCCGTTTCGCGCAATACGGGCAAAACTTATATTCTGCCGCTTCGCAGCAGTCCATAAGTTCACCGCAGGCGGTGCAACATCCGTCAATGATCTGCGTGGTTTCATCTTGCGTCACACCTCCCGGATAGGCGCTGCCCATCCACGGCAGGACATACGGCTTGCACATATCCGCCTCCATCCAAACCCAGCAGTCATCTTTCCAAATCAAAAACGCGCTATTCTGCGGGTATACTGCGTATACCCAGAAAACGCCGCCGGATAAAAGCTCAATCTGAAACGTTGTCGTTACCTCCATCCATCTTCGCTCCGCAGTTGGGGCAGTATGAGAAACCGCTCGCCATTGGCGCACCTTTCGTGATTCTGTAGCCCTTATTGCAGCCTGTGCAATACCAGTTTGAACGTACCCGTTCCCATCTTGCGTGCCCCACCTCCGCAACGTCGGCGGCGGGCGCGTTTCTTATCTCTCTTAGTGCAACTGAATACGCATAATGCTCACCAGATTCTTCCGTTGTGTGCTCCTCGTAATACTTCATCCGCGCAACTAAACTGCTCCTATCAAGATACTCAGCGATCATTTGAATGGTTTGCCTCCTTATCGAACGATGAAAGCACGCTGTCGTCCAAAAACGCACGCGCCGTGTATTTCCCGCCGCATTCGCACGGCTCTTTTGTCCGGTAAACTGTCCAGTTCGGAGTCGATAGCTTGTTGTCCACCGGCGCGACCTTCCCACACCGCTCGCAGACCGGCGTCATATCCATCATGTTTTTACGTTTTGCCATTCTTCTTGCCCTCCATTCTTGCCCGCAGCAGCTTCGCGTACAGTTTGATCGCCAGCGTGTCCTATACCACACCGGCGTTTGTCTTCCAGCGCGGCTTTGCCGTCAGCCCCCAGTTTGCATGGTTCCGGCTCGTGCCGATAGACATGAGGATCTTTCTTGCGCGTTTTCTGGTCATGCCTTGCCCTCCGTTTCCTCGGCGGAATTGCGCGTCAGTACCCACAACTCCCCGGCTCTCTTGAGCCAGTAGAGCCAGTCCGCCATAATTGCATCAATCACCGCAGCCGCCTTGTCATGCGGCATGGCGAGAATCGCCTCCGAGGAAAGCTCCGTCGTATTATCTTCCATCACGGATTCATACAAGCGGCTACGGATTGGGATTCTGCAATACTTTTCCTGTCCATCAATTGTCCCACGGATTACTCCCTGGTTGCTCATGCCTTTCCCTCCATTTCCTGAATCGCCCGCTCGGCTTCGGCGCGCGTCAAAAATATGCTCTTCCCGATTGCATTTTTATCGAAAGCCGGGCCGCCTGCCGTCTCATAGATGACCTCGCGCACCGTGTGCTCATACACCCTCACCCCGTCAGTCTCGTACACCTTGCACGGCAATATAATGATGCGCCCGTCCTTGTCGGCCTCGGCAAGCTCGCGGATGCGGTTAAACCCGCCGCACAACTCGGCAATGTCCTCGTAGGCTTTCAGCCGTCCGTACAGATCGCGGGCCATCTTGCGGAAAATATCCTTGCCAAAGCCGTTGCTCGTCGGGCCGTTGATCAGCACGTTGAGCGTGCTGTCCAGGCTCTGCTTCCAGTCGATTTCCTTGCCGCCGATTGCGGCGTGCAGGAATCGGTCGGTATCCGGGTCTACGTTGATATTAGGACTTGTCAGTCGTTCCATAACTCTTCCTCCACATACCGCCAGCTCTGCGGCGGGCGGGTGATCGGCTTTGGTTTTGCCTTGAGCGCTACCTCTACCTCATTTGGCACAGCGTAAAATTCCCGCAGTTCGCGCGGTGTGTCGTAAATCCTGAGGTTGGATATGTGCCAGCCGAAGTTAATGTTGCTGATCTCATCGCACAGAAATTCCCCGATGACTTTGCCGTTTCCGCATTTGTAGATGTAGCACTTAAACGGCGGGTTCATCTTCGGGCGCGTCTTGCGCACCTCAATGGTCTTCCGCCCGTTGATGATCTTCTCACACCACTCCGGGCGAATGCTAAGCAAAACAGCTTTACTCATGCCTTGTCTCCTTCCTCCGGCGCTTCCGGCAGCGGCATCCAGTGGGTGACCTCCACGTCTTGCCCCCATGTATCAAACCATTCGCCGTATGCGTAATTTGCAATGAGTGCCTCCCCGTCAGCATTTAGCGCAAGCTGCGGCATATCATACTCTGGCGTTTTTTCTGTCGCGGAAATCCACCGCTTCTTCTCCCGCAGCGCGTCCCTCTCGGCTTCTGCCTTCGCGTTCTCGGCGGTCAGGCGCTCGATGGCTTCAGAGGCTTTGTCCAATAAATTCTCTTGGCAGCGCTGCTTATCCTCATGCATGGCGCAGTCTTTGCACTCGCCCTCTGCGCAGCACCGCAGCGCCTGCACGATTTCCTTCGCGTCTATCATATATCCTCCATTCCTTAGGTTCATGAACCACTTTCGATTCCAAATTCTCCCGTTCCAGAAGATGTTTTCTTGTAGCACCAAATCGTCCAGTGATCGAATGCAATCGCCTTTCATGTATTTGGGTTTACTCATTTGTTTTTGTCCTCCTCCTCGTTCAGCATTTTGTCTATCGCCGCCAGTTGGAACGCAGACAGTTCCTCCCCGTGGGCCTGTATGCCGTGCCGCATTTTCTCCGCGCCCTTCGGCGGTTTCTCGAACAGCCGGTTGACAGCAGCCTCTTCCAGCGGATTCAGCGGGTCATGGTGCCCCTGCACACCGTAGCCGGGCTTTGCAGCGCGGCTGTACTGTGCAGGCTGTGTTCCGCCCTTGTCCTGTTCTTTTGCCAGCCAGCGGACAATAAACGCATTGATCCCGCGCTTTGTTTTCCGTTTGGCCGGATTTGCGTCCAACCAGCCCCTCATGTTCCGCAGCTGCTGTATCACGTCGACAGCAGGGTACAAGCCCGCCCATTCCTGGCATTGCTCCACGGAAACGGAATATCCCGTTCCATCATTCAGCGGCAGAGAGATTGCTGGCGGCGTGGATGCCGCTTGCGGCTCCGCGCTATCTTCCGCATCTCGAATAGCGAATTCGATTCTCGATTCTCGATTCTCGAATACGGGAACATCTGCACGCATTTGCTTGCAAATGATTTCGTCCGCTTGTTTCCCGTCATCAGGCGACGGGAATTTGCTTACCTTCGCACGCTGCGTCTGATACTTGCCCCATGTTGGTAGGTAAAGGAAGCGCTTGCCCTCAAACACATACAGAGCAATCAATCCAGCACTCGCCAGCCCATGAAGAGCATTTTCTACAGTTTTGAGCGTGAGGTTTTCTTTCAGCGGGAAGAGGCGGTTTTTCACTACCGCCGCTCTCCCGTCAAAGCGTCCGAAATCATCACAGTTTACAATGAGCCGATAAAACAGAACTTCTTCAAACCACGAGAGTTTGTCGACGCTATCGCTTGTGCAGATGCTTTCCCGAATAATTCTGTTCGGCATATTTCAGCCCTCAGAACGGCAGTTCGTCGTCGCCTTCGTCAAGCTGTTTGAACTCCTCTGCGCTGGCCGGTGCGGGCGTTACAAAGGAGTCTGCCTTGCTGGGCTTGAGATACCGGATACAGTCGCGCGTCACACCGTCATTGCCCTCAAACGGCTCCATGTGCAAAATGCAGTTGCGGCCTACCAGATCGTCAAGTTCAAAATCGGTGCCCGGCTCAATGCCAAGCGCATTTGCATATTTGCCGATCTTGTCGGCGTCGTACTCCCCGGTGTCGCGGTCGGGCCAGAAGTTCTTGAAGATGTGCTTCTTCTGGTATTCCTGCTCGACGTCCTCACGGACGACGAAGTCAAACTTGATGCATTCGTTTCCGTTCTTCGTTACGCTGTAGCCGCACGATTTCAAATAGCACTCATAATCGCCAGCCTTCATCAGACCGCCATCATTCTTTACTGCTTTAAATCCCATCTATCTTGTCCATCCTTTCAGTGTTCATTTCCCAATGTGTAAAATAATCGTTGATATAACCGTTTGCCAAAAGCCAGTTGATAAAGCATGAAATCGTATCTTCGATAGGCTCGAAATCGCCGCGCCGGTACGTTTCCGCGTAAGTGTTCGCGCCGTCGAAGATCAGGTATGTAAATTTTGACGCGCCGGGCAGCAGATGCAGATACATCGGATGCTGCGGGCTGTGCAGATACTTGCCGTATTCGTACCGCTGCACGCGCTTGATATCGTAGATCACACCAGCCTTTACATAGTCGCAGACGCCGTATAACTGGAAATCCAAGCCCGATACATGCAGCCGCCCGGCGACCGGAACTTGTGGCTGACCGCCCGAGCAGATGCGGGAAAATTTTGCTACAGCCCGGTCGTATTTCTCGCTGACAGGCTCAATTGGTACGCCCGCAACCGTGCTGTTGATCGCCGCCTCGAAGTCAATGCCAGCCTGCATCGCCTGCGTTGTTTCCTTCTCTTCACGCCGAAGCGTAGAGAGGAAGGAGGACAGCGCCGCGTCTGCATACGCATCATCCGCATCAAGAAAGTGCTTCCAGCTGCTTAGCAGGCTTTGTGTCAGCCAATACATAGGCTTTTATCTCCTTATCGTATTTCAGACCGAGTTTCTTGCACTTGCGCTTGAACTCTGCGCCAAGCTCGGCGGCGCTAGTCAGAGCGTGATGGATCTTTGCCAGCCCTTCCCGCGCCTTTAACGCCGTGTCGGGATCTCCGACAAGCGCAATGAACGCGCGGCCTTCCTGCATCGCCACGTCATATGCGGTTTTCTCGCCGCTATAGATCTCGGCCTGTTCGTTGATGTCCTCTTGCGCTTTGCGGAACAAATCCGTCAAAAATGTGGACTTCTGGCCGGGCTTGAGCTCCGGCAGCTGCATCACGCCGCGCACACCGAAGCATCCTTTTGCAAAGTATTCGTCTGTCGGTGTAAAGCCGATCATGCGCTTGTTGCCCATCATGAACATATAGCCGCCGAAGTCCGCAGGCGTCCAGACGATATCTTTTGCGCCGCCCTCGCAGGAAAGGCGCGTCTGGATGGTGTCGCCCTTCTGCTGTTCCGTCGTGTGGAACACCACGATCAAATGCTTCCTGTCCTTTGCGCGGATCTGGTAACACAGCCGGTCGAACTCGGATTTGATCACGCCGTACATGGCGCGCCCATCCTTCGTGGCCTTGCTGTCCTGCTTCTTTGCCCAGTCCTTCATCAGCTGTACCAGCATACCGCCGGTGTCGATCACGACGGATTCCGATTCCTTGTACTCGTCGGACTCCATATCGCCAAGCATTTCCTCGTAGGATTCCACTACGGAGGTCACGCCGCGCTGCTCCGGCCTGACGCGGGCAATGCCATTGTCCGTGTCGAACAGAAACGGCTTCGGGGCCGAAAGGGCCAGTGTCGTCTTGCCCAATCCGGGCTGCCCGGAAATGATGCACATGAATTTCTTGTTGCTGAAATCCAGTTCAGCGGGTTTCTTGATTGCCATTTACCTTACCTCCTCAAATTCACCGTTCTTCAGCCGATACCAGGTATCGGCCTTGATCTTCTCGCCGTCTACATATTCCGTCTTCACGCAGCGCGGAGCGAACCGTCCTTTTTCGTCGGAATATTCCCACTCCGCAAGCGTGATCCAGCTGCCTGCCTTTGCCTTTACGACAGAGCCGCTGCCAGCGCAGCAGATCACGGAGTCTTCGCCGGTACTATTGATCTTGGCGTAGTTGCCCGAGCTGCCGATCTGGGCGGAGTTGCCCGAGCTGCCGATCTTGGCGGAGTCGCCCGAGCTGCCGATCTGGGCGTAGTCGCCCGAGCTGCCGATCTGGGCGGAGTCGCCCGAGCTGCCGATCTTGGCGTAGTAGCCCGAGCTGCCGATCTGGGCGGAGTCGCCCGAGCTGCCGATCTTGGCGTAGTAGCCCGAGCTGCCGATCTGGGCGGAGTCGCCCGAGCTGCCGATCTTGGCGTAGTTGCCCGAGCTGCCGATCTGGGCGTAGTAGCCCGAGCTGCCGATCTTGGCGTAGTAGCCCGAGCTGCCGATCTGGGCGTAGTTGCCCGAGCTGCCGATCTTGGCGTAGTAGCCCGAGCTGCCGATCTTGGCGTAGTCGCCCGAGCTGCCGATCTGTGCGGAGTCGCCCGTACCAATTTCACTTTTCGGCATATTATCGATTGTCTGTTCCTTTGTGTAATCGATACACGCCTTTACAAATCCAGCGAAGCTCAGCTTCGCGCCGATATGCAGTTTCTTCGCCGCAAATTTCCCGTCACTTCCGGAAACTGGCGGATCGAGCGCTTCAACTTCTGCGAAATCTGAAAACTTCCCGTTTTCACCTACGAGATCGTAGAAGTTAAGGGTATCGAAGGGGTTGACGCAGTAGTGCATCATTCCTTTGCCGCAGATCGCGCCAACTGCCTCTTCGTAGTCCGTGTTCTCGGCATACTGCTTGCCTCGGCAGATCATACCGGGCGCAAATGCCTTGTAGCCTTTTGCATTTTCCATAATGTTTCCTCCTTCATTCATGCTGTCTTTTGTTCAAATCCCAGCGCCCCGGCCAGCTCCGAGTCGCTGTATTCATCCCTTACATAGTCCCCGAAGCACTCCGTATGTACCAGCACTCCGTTGCAGCAGAAGCACTCAGTTCCTTCATAGATGTCTTCCCGGCAGTATGCGCACTGGCCGACGATTACCGGCTCCGGCTCGTCGATGCCGAGATAGAGGTTCTCACCATCGTATCCCACGGCGTTTCGCCTCCTTTTCCAAGAGCTTTTCGCACAGGCTCTGCACGCTTGCACAGTGCATAGCCTCGCAGAGCTGCTGCAGGACTTCTGCGCCGCCGTCCGTCAGGCGGAAGTAATACCGGTTCGTCTTCTTCCGGCGATCCGCGCGGTTCTTCGGCGCGTCCAACGCCTTGATCGCCGCGGCTGCCTCCGGAACAAGCTGCACACCGTATTTCTCCGGCGCTTCGCACTGAGAAAGCAGGCATTTGTTGAACTTCGGGTAGTCGGCCCGATGTACCGCATCGACGCAGGCTTTCGCACCGTGCCGGACGCGGGAATCCGTTAAACTTGACATAGGTTCCTTTCTGCCCTATAATAAAGGCGTCTTAAGTTTCCTTTTGGCCTCTGTCGCGTTGCCGCGCGGCAGGGGTCATTTTTTGTTACGCCAGCCCATACAAGAGTGTGACGAGCGCGACGAAGCCAGTCACGACGCATTCATACGTCATTTCCGCCGTCCCTGCCATTGCTGACAGGATCATCGCTGCGCCGCTCACCCAAAGGCACAGGCCCTTGACGATCCGCCGCGCCGCCTTGCGGGCCTCCAATTCCTCCCGCAGCCGTTCCCGGCGCTCCTCCAGGCTTTCCCCTTCAGGAATTTCCGGCGGCTCATATCCGATCCTCCGCTCTGCAAGATTGGTTCTCATTCTGCCAACTCCTTCCTCCATACCAGGCTGTCCTCCCGGTTCACGCAGTAGCGCATAGTTTCCTTGAATTCCTCGCCTATTCCCCGCTGGCAGAACGCGGCATAAAATATGTTCAGGATTCGCGCGGCAGCAGCGCTCAGTTCCAGCGCGCTGCCGGATAGCGCAGATACCGTTTTTTTGCCGTCCATGCCGATCTCGACGTGTACCTTCCCGTTATCCATTGGTTTCCTCCTTCGTCTCCTGCATCCGCCTGACGATCCGCGCCAGACGGGCATTTTGTGTCACGAGCTTCTGCGCGTCCAGGTCAAGCCCCTTGCGCTTGAGTCCGTTAATGATCTGCGCCGCCTGGCACTCGCAGACCAGCGCCGCCTCGATCAGATCATGCAGCTCCTGCGCATTCAGCGTCAGGGTGTAGGTCTTCACTTCCGCCATGTTGCATCCTCCTTCTGTTCCTGTTCCCGGCGGTTCTGACTTTCATTTGTTCCTCCTCATGCTCCGAGAAACCGTAAAAACGGCTCTCTCGGGATCTTCACTCTGTGCTTGCTTGTGCAGCAGACCGGGAAGCCCAGCTTTTCAGGCTGTTCCCTCGCCATCAAGCGAAGCCATTGCGGGGTACAGCCGAGCACCTGCGCCGCCTCGCTTGCGAGGATTGTGGGCTTTGACATTGCCCGGATATCGTCCAGCGTCATTTTTCCTCCTTTCTGCTTCCCTCAATTGCCTCGTCCAGCTCCTGCGGCGTGCAGCCGTAGAGACGGACGAGCTTTTTCTTGTACTTCCGGGCGATTCCGTTTTTACCGAGCTCCCAATTCGAGACGGCGATGATCGAGACATCAGCTCGCCTTGCAACATCTTTTTGCAGAAGCCCAGCCCGCGCCCGAAGCTCTTTCAATGTCAAGCGCTCATTCCTCCATTCCTTAATTAAGTTTTGTTGACCGCAGCGCCCCAGACGTGTTATACTGTCCTTAGCCCTTTTAGGTAAATTTGGGAGGTGGTTTTCATGACCAAACTTTTGAACTTGCCAGTTCCAGCCCAAAGAAACGGCGTGATGCGTTAGGGCAAGGGGCAGCGCCAGAACTGCCAAAGTGAGCGGCGCGTCCATAGAAGCGCAAGTTCGTTTTGTGTCAGGATGGCATTGCCGAGCCGGTGGAAAGAACTCTACCAATTCGGACGGATGCGAAGTAATGCAGACGACCATCCTGTGCAGCGCGTTCTGGTAAACAACTCTGGGGAAACCCGCTCGTGAACGAACCACGGGCGGCTTTTCTTTACGCCGCAGCCAAATTAAGAGCTTTATCTTGACAAAGCCATGTATAGCCGTTATTATGTAAGTGTCAGCCAACAAAATATTGTCCATACGCCCGCAAAACGAAGATTCGGATGGGGCTTGGTTTTTTGTTGCCTTGATTAAGCTCTGTAAGCATATTATATACAACGTTATGTCGTATGTCAACAATACTTACGATGAAATGTTGTACAAATTGGATTGACTTTTTTTGTGAGGTTTTTATGTGGTTTCTAAAAAAGCAAAAAAGCGTCATGCGCCAAGCTTCATCCAAAGACAAGCGCCCCACCATAAACAGCCCCAGCAAAAGCCAATCGGATATGTTAGAGCAATACATGATGATTGAAAAAGAAATCCGTCCAATAGAAAGTTATATGGCAAATTGCGCCGTTTCGTTGAATGCAAAGCTTCTACTGAACGAGAGAATTGAAACATTGCAAAAGCTTATTGATGCATTTTACAGTCTTAAATCGAAATGCTATTCTCTTGGCCCAGAATACCAAACTTATTTTTCTGAGATGTGGGAACACGCTCACAATTCAAAAGATGCAGATTTTTGTTATGTTGATCGCTTTGAATGCGAGTTAAAAGAGTTGCTTAAAAACAAAGACCAATTATCCGCAAAAGAATCTTTATATATTTCACAAACCAACAATTTAAAGTCAAAAATTGAGAGCGTTCTTTCGGAAAGCCATTCTATTCTTCAAACGGATTTGTATAAACGCTTTGATCCTGTCGTTCAAAACGACATATCAACAATTTTGTACTTCATGGCTAAAGACGGGACAATAACGCGCACTAAGCATGGGCGTACATATCTAATCGAATATAAGGGGTAGCAAAATGTCTAAACGTCTTGTTGTCACGCCAAATATTGAAGAAGTAAATTCTCTCGTAGAGGGGAAAGGATGGAGCAAAGCATACTTTTCCGAAACAGTTATGAAAAAATCTCGCGGGTGGATTACGGAATGGAAGCGTGCGAAGAACTTTCCCTCCCCCGAAGAAGCTGTCCGTATGTGCGTCATGCTGCAAACCACGCCGGAGGAGATTCTGACGGAGCAGGCCGACATTGAGCTTGTGCGCGGGCTGCTGGAGCAGGAACGCGAAAAGGGCATAAAAAAAGACCCCATCCCGAAGGATGGGGCGGTGAGCGAGCCGAAGCAGAAGCTCCGCGATTTAATTGATGGTTTGTCGGATGAGCAATGCGAAAAGCTTGCGGGGCTTATCGCGGAAGCGCTAAAGCTGATGTGAGGGATTTATGGAAAAGACCGCGTATAAACTTCTGAAAAAACTGTATCGAACCGATTCAATGAGTGTAGATGAGGTAAACACGTTCACTTCTCATTATGTAACCTATCTAAAGCTTGATAAACTCATTGAGGAATTTTCAATTGGCGGGGCGCCAGACGGAGCAGGCGGAACGGTTAACTCCGAAGATCGAATCAGAATCACATTATACGGCAGGGACTATATCGAGCAGAAACGAAAAGACTTTTGGGCCTTTTGGCTTCCTTACGCGATCACAACTGCCATTGCGATTGCAGCACTTGTCGGATAGCCTGTTTCTGCGCTTCAGGGGCATTGGATTTGACGTAATCCCCACATGGGTTATTTTTTCCGCAGCCTACAACAAAGTATCCACCGTGCGGAGTAACCTGCACAACAATATGTTCGCATCCGACGCAGGCCAGGCTTTTGCATTCCGGGAGATTCGCTGTTTCTATAAATGCAGACCGGCGCGTTTTCTCCTTCTCTTGTGAAAGCTGCGATCTCAGATCGCGATTTTCTTCTCTCAGTCGTTCGATTTCTTTTCTTGCAAACAGCATTGCAGCCTCCTTAATACATACGCGGCCTGTTCGTCTGTAAGGGACAAAACGGCAGCTTTTAATTTCTCACGAACGTTTGTTTTCTTGGTGTCATTATCGCATACTTCCCGTAAATTTTCAACCATTGTCCGCTCCTATCTCCATTCTTCCAAAATCCGACGTTTATTTTTGTGCAGCTTCTACATTGCGGTTGCTGGTTCTAAGTGGTAATATGTAATTGTTTACAAACCATATAAGGAGTGCCGCATTGATGACTAAAAATGAATATATTGTGCAGTGCCCAAGATGCGGGGCAGAGTTCCCGGAACGGGAGAAGTTCTGCCCGCACTGTGACACGCCCAACCGAAAGATGATCTGCCGCTCCTGCGGAACGCAAATCAATGCAAGCGCCCGCGTCTGTCCGGAATGCGGCGCAAGAAACAAAAAGATGATTTCGGTTCAAAAAATCGCGATTCTTTCTGTTCCGTTCGCTGCCGTTGTGCTGGCAGTTGTCCTTATCGCATCAAAGCCCGCGAAGAAGCCAGCCGAGCCGATCAAGAGGCAGGAGCCGGATACAATCTCCGCATCGGAGTCGGCAAAGACGGAAGACGACGCACAGACCGGGGAAACGGCAACCACACCGATAACGGCTGAAAAAACATGGGGCAATAAGATCAATCTCACGATCCCAGCCGACTTTATCGGCGAAGATGCGACGCAGCAGGCATTGGACGAAAAGGTAAAGGAAACAGACGGGCTTCTGTCTATAGAGCTGAATCCTGACGGCTCCGCGACCTACGTTATGACAGCGGAGCGACACAAAGAGCTTATGCAGGAGCTGGCGCAGAACATTGACGCCCAGCTTGCGGACATGGCCGGTTCCTCTGACTACCCAAACGTCATTTCCGCCGAAGCGTCCAGCGATTACACGTCCTTTACTGTAACGCTTTCTACTGATGTGGTTGGGCTTCAGGACTCACTCCTTACACTGGCATTTTATATGTACGGCGGTATGTACAACGCATTCAACGGAACTCCGATCGACAACGTGCGTGTGCAGTTTGTAGATCAGACCGGCAATGTGCTGGAGGAAGCGAACTCGAGGGACGCACAATAAATTCAGTGCAGGATTCTCGGTTCCCGCCGCTCGTCCTGCTCCCGGCCTACGTCCGCGACGCAGGCAAACAGGAGCGGAATACCCTTGATGTAATCCACGCTGACGCTATGCACATCCGTCAGCTTTGCCCCGTCGACCGTCACGTCGACTCTCCCATTGTTTACCCGGATGTTGATGCACTCCATATTTTTTCCTCCTGTCATTTATTATAGAACGATTGTTCTAAAAATCAACATGGTATTATGAACAAACAGACCGCGTTATTTTTGGGAATCAGGAATCCAATGGTGTACAGTTTATGGGACTGATGATTTGATATAATATTCGGTTTGCCCGGCCCCATCGTATCTGGAACATACGGTGGGGCCATTTCAACAGATGCCGGATTCAGGAACTATCTGCTACGTTTTCATTGTACCAGATAATGTTTGTAAGAAAAGGGCGAATCCTGCGTTCTTGTCACATGTTTTGCATTTTTATATGGAAAATGTAAGAAATAAAACTGAAACTTACGAATGGAGGCGTAATCATGTCCGCAATACAGGATCTCGCTCCGTTTATCGGCGCGTATCAGGGGAAGATCAGAAGGGCAAAAGATGCAAGCGGGATGACGTTGGAGGAGCTGTCGAACGAGTCCGGCGTTTCCTTCTCTGCCGTGAGCCGATTATACGCTGGAACACAAGCGGATCCACGGCTTTATAACTCGGCTGCGCTATGCAAAACGCTCGGGTTGTCGCTCGACGAGCTGTTCGGCCTTGAAAATCCCGTCGGAAGCCCGGAAAAGCTGACCAAGCAGATCCATCATGTCGAGCTTGAAAACGCCAAGCTGGAGGCAACAGCGGCCGCGCAAAGCGCACAGATAAAGTCTACACATACAATGTGTTACGTCCTCGCCCTGTTTTGTATGCTGCTCTCCTTTTCTCTGATTGCCTGCCTTGTGGCGGATGCGCAGATTCGTAATGCAGGATTCATTCGAAACGGAGATTTGTCCGTAACCGCATGGGCGTGTATCGCCCTGATCGTAGGTTCAGCGCTGGCTTCGGCAATTACTTTCTACGCGATCCGAAAAGAACGTGGAGGGAAACATGGAGTGCATCAAGTGTAAAAAAGAAATCCCAGACGGCGCGCCCTACTGTTGCTGGTGCGGAAAAAAACAGGAAGCGCGGCGAAACCGGACACGCGGGAACGGGCAGGGAAGCGCTTACCAGCGAGGGAAGACGTGGACGGCGCGTTGGACAGAAAGAACTTACCTGGACGAAAACGACAAGCTTCGGCAAAGGATGCGAACAAAAGGCGGGTTTACATCAAAGCGCGCCGCCCTCCAATATGCTGCAAACCCTCCGAAGGAAGAGCAGCGAAGCCCCACTCTCAGAGAATACTACAAAACATATCTGCGTGGGGATTATCTATCCTTATCGGCTGATCGTCAGGGCGCGGCGGAAAAGGCATTCGAGCGCATGAAAGAAATCGCCGACCGTGAGATCGACGCGCTTACCATCGCGCAGATACAGGATGTTATCGACCGCAACGCCAGCACCTATTACACGCGGAAGGACATGAAAACAGTCCTTTCCCATTGCTACAATCTCGCGATTGCTGAAAAGCAGACTACCGTGAATCTTGCAAAGTACATAAAGCTTCCGGAGCTTGAAGAAAAAACGCCGGAGCCGTTTACCGACGCCGACGTAAAAAAGCTATGGGAAGCGTATGCAAAAGACCACTTCGTTGGGTTTATTTTAACGATGATTTATACCGGCATGATGCCCGGTGAGCTTCTGAAGCTCAAGAAAGATATGATTGACTTTGAAAAGAATGAGATCGTCCGAGGCGGCATAAAGACAAAGAAGCGGAAGGAAACGCCTATGGTCTTCCCGGATTTCGTTGCGCCGGTGCTGCATGAACTATGCGAAGAAAGCAAATCGCGCGTCGGAAATATCTGCTGCATAAACAAAGATAATTTTTACAAGAGATATTATGAGTGTTTGGAGCTCGCCGGAGTGCAAAAGCTACCACCTTACTCATGCCGCCATACAACCGCTACAGCCCTCGCGATGAAAAACATCGACCCGTTTACGATCAAGGAAATCATGCGCCACACGAAGATAACGACTACCCAACGGTACGTACACCCGGACATGAAAGGCATGGTCGATGCCGTAAATCAGTTGCAAAACGACTCGCCAGAGTGAATTCTGTATGCTACAAAATATGTTACAAATGCCAATTTCCCCAGTGTTTTCAATGGTTTTTTCTCCCCTGCTAAGGGAGTAGGCGTCTAAAAAGCGCGCGAGAGTTCAAATCTCTCCTTCCGCGCCAAAGTACCGATTTTAGCTGTTTTAAAGCTAAAATCGGTACTTTTTTATGCTTTTCGCCCCATTTTCTGCGTATTTTCAAAAAGCGAAAAATCACGTTATGACACGCTCTGTAACATAAAATCATTTCCCGTATGCTACATTGTATGCTACAAATTCAGTGCAATGCGAGGGGACTCCCCTATTTTTTGCTACATGGACTTTATTTTCCGAAGCATGGAATCATAGACTTTTCGGTTCACAAGCGATAATGTATCCATAAGTTCATCAACGACCGCCCAAGCCTTTGCCGGGTCTTTCCCAGCTACCGCAAGTAAAAACTCACTGTCCCCGTACTCGCCCACGGTAGCCGGTTCTGCGGTCACAGGGGCGGGAGCGCCGGAGTAGGAACCCACATACCTACCGCCGTCGCCCCGTTCCTCTTCCTGCATCTTATCGCGTATCACATAAAGATCTGCCAGTTTGGCATAATTGGGATAGCTGGATTCCTCATATTCCAGCCGCGCTATCTCCTTGCGGATCTCGGCTTTATCCAGCATATCATATCCCCCTTATGCCCGCTCGATCTGCTCCATGCAGCGGCGGATCGCGTCACGGGTTTTATCGTCGTCCGCGTCGCGCATCATATCCTCCAGCTGCGCGCGCATATGCTCGCGGGCATCAGCGCGGGTATAGCGGCCCATTGCGTCACGGCGGCGGCCACGGTAAGAGCTGCCCCGGCCGTAAGTACCGCGCATATCCGCCTCCCACTCGCCATCGCGGGAATAGCCGCCGTCTTCAGCCATCTCGATCTTGTAGGTATTCTTGATGGAACTCGTCAGCTTCTGGATCGCGTCCAGATCGCCCGCAGACATTTCACGCTTGTCGGCGATTTCGTCAAGCTCTTTGCAGAGCATTTCACGCAGGTTTCTCAAATCGTACATATTGCATCCTCCTTTCACGATACGCGCTCGACGATCATATTGCTATTTGCGAAACTGATCGCCTGCGCGCTGGTGTTCTTCGCCGCTACAGTCAGGCAGCAGCCGCGCGGGACTTCCACGAATGTGGAAACGAAGATGTTGAAATAGTTCTCAACAGCCGCAGGGGTTACGGCCGCTGTGGCGCTGCTCAGAGGTTCGCCGTTGATTGCAAGCGCAGCGGTAATGGTGCCTACTGTTCCGCCTGTAGGGATAGCGATATTCGCGCCAAAGGATACGCGGAACTTTGCCTTGCATTGCTGCGTAAGCCCGCGCAGCGTAACGAGCCCGCTTCCTTCGCGATGTACGATGCACGGCTTTCCGCAAGCCGCCGTGGAGATCAGCGGGACGTTCTGCCCAGCGGCGACAGTTTGAATCCCGGATGATGTAAATTCAGCCATAAAATCATTCCTTTCATAAAAAATACAGCGGCGGGACGATTGCCCCGCCGCGTTGCTATCGAGTATCGGCAATGGGGGCCGACCATTTTCGTGAGGCCACGAAAAAGCTCTACGATATGGAGTTGTTACGCGCAGTTGCCGCAGCCGTAGTTGTAACCACTGTTGCAGCAGTACGGATTCGCTACAACATAGGCCGGGCTGGGACTCGGGCGAAGCGTGGAAACAAGGTAATTGTTCTGTGCCGCCTGCGATGCCGCCAGCTGGTATCCGAAAAGCTGCTGGTTCTGCTCGGCGATCTTCGCGTCCTTCGCCGCAAGCTCCTGCGCCGTCAGACGCTGGTCGATGCTGCGGAAGCCGCAGTTCATCGCGTCGATGATGTCGCGCGTGGTGTTCTGCACGGTGTTGCGGGTGTCGCACGCCTGCGTCGCCATGTCGTAGCGCACCTGGGCGATTGCAGCGCGGTTTTCGCAGCAGCACTCCTGTGCCTGCATCGCCATGTTGTTCAGCTGCTGCATAAGCGCGGCCTGCTGATTACAACGAGAAAGTTCGGCGTTCTGGAAACCGCTGTTGAGGGCCTGCGTGGTCGTAGCAAAGCCGCCGGTAATGGCATTGTTCAGGGCAAACGTGGAATCGCAAATGCCGTTTGCCATACTGTCGAGTTTACGCTCAACACTTGCGAAATCGGACGTCAGCACGTAACCGTCCATCACGCCGCCGCTGCCATTGCCGCCCCAGCCGTTGCCGTTGCGTCCCCAGCCGAACAAAAACAGCACAATGATCCAGATCCAGTTATCACCCCACATCCCCATACCGCCGCCGTAGTTATTGGCAGGCTGGACGGGCATAGTCGGCTGAATGCCGCCATCAGTAAGACTCATAAAATTCTCCTTTCGTAGATTTTGAAATTTATCTCAATCGTGGCCACGAATTAAGATTCGTTTTATCCGAGCAGCTGCCGGAATTGCACAGCCATTTGCTGCATTTGATTCAGCTGCTGCTGCGTGATTTTCCCGTTCTGTACCAGTTTTTCTACCTCTGCTTTCGGGTCGCCCTGAAACGTCTGCTGAAACTGCCGGAATTGCTGCACCATATTTTGAAACTGCCCCATCTGGCCGGGCATCTGTCCGCCGCCGAGCGCATTAAACAGTGGGTTCATTGTCCGCCTCCTTCATCTTTCGCGGTCTGACGCTTGGAGCGGCCAGCTTCGCCACAAGCTCGTCGAACTCCTTGCGCGTCACGTATTCCTCCATCATGCCTTTTCGCGCCGCCGTGGGCGTTATAACGGCCTGTGCGCGCTCTACAAGGTCGTAGGTCGTCATGGCCGGTTTCCCGCTCGCGTCGGCCTTTTTCACGTACACGACAGGCGCATTCATATCCCACAATGTAACGGCGTTGTTAGGCGCTACAATGAAGTCGTTCGCCGCCTGCTCGTTCGGAACCCAGATGATCGACTGGTTCTGCGGCTGCTGTGGCTGCGGCTGATAAGCTGGCATCTGCGGCGCGGGCTGATACTGCGGACGCATCTGCATCTGCGGCTCCTGCATCTGCGGCATGGGCGGCTGATTGTAAATCGGCTGCTGATACACATACGGCTGTTGTCCGAACATCATTTATCCTCCTTTGCCCAGTAGAACAGCGGGATCTCATTGCCGCTGTCCCATGTGTCGAAATAGCTTCCGTTCTCCGCACAGACCACATGACTGGACAGAGCAAGAACGTACACGCCGCGCGGATGGTCTGCGCAAAAGTCCACGACGGTGTAGCAGTCCGGGCACGTGTTCGGGATTACGTTCCGGGTAAAGCCCTGCTGCCGGAGGTAAGCGCTCCATACGCTGTTTGCGCTCGGCAGATCGCCCATAATCAGCCCTTGCAGGCACAAGCCGATATACACCTCATCCCAGCTCTTCCCGGTCCCCTTTGCGATGGCCCGGACGGTGCAGTCCCCGACTTTCAGCCCGGCGGGGTTTGGATTAAAATAAGAAAAGCCCATACCGAACACTCCTTTGATGTGTTCAGTATGGGCCTTTTTGCTGCTTCTTGTGCCTCAGTTGTGTATCAATTTGGTTCAAAATTTAAGCCCGCGGTTATTCCACGGGCTTGTTTTGCTGCATATATCCGTCGATCCACCCACGGATCAAGGCGCTGGGCGTTGTGCCGTTTGCTTTTGCGGCAGACTTAAAATCGTCAGCAAGGTCGCGCCGCATCTTGCAGCTTACCAGCGTCATGTTTGTGGCGTCCCACTTGTCGCGGGCGCGCTTTTGGGCCTCACTCGGCATGATTCACCCCCTGTTCTCATCGCCACATGGCGACGCACTTCGCAAGCATACGTCCGCTTGCGCTGCGGATGCTCATCGTTCCCTTAATTGCGTCGCCGTCCAAGCGTTCCGCCGATTCAATGTAAACCGTGGTGATCGTCTCGTCCTGCGTGAAAAGGAATCCGTCACCGGCTTCGGTTTCGGCCACCCGGATAAAATCCGGAAGTTCAACTTCGGCGTGGAGCCAAGTCCCGGGGAAGTTTTCCTTTGCCTTGGCCTTGATGATGATTTTATCCGGAACGTTCCGGAAATCAGAACGGATGCGGTAAAGATGTGCAATCATTTTTTATTCCTCCTCTAAATCTGCGCGAAGTTCATCGGCCCATGCTTCTATTTCCGCCCGGCAGTGGGCCGCGTACTCTTCATATGTTTCGAAATCCCCGATAATGTATCGGATATTGGTAAGCCTGTAGATTTCGAATGTATGGATATCCGCGAAACGGTCCGCGATCTTATGCCCTTGCAGGTTCTTGTCGTAAGGTTCGTCTCCTACTGGAGCCATAACCTTCGCCAGGATTTCCGTTTGTTTCTCATACCATGCGTTGCGTTCTTCCTGCGTCGAAAACCGCATCGGTTCCTGTGCGCGGCCTGCGTCGCGCCCGGCCTCCATGATTCTTGTGATTTCTTTTACGTTTTCCATTTTAAGATCCTCCTTCTCAGCGCAGTGCGTCGATGATCTTCGACGCGTTGGACTCCGTTACGATCAGCTCAAGCTTTTTTACAACATCGACGATCGTAATCTTGGAAGTGCGGGCTACGATTGCCGGGCGGTTTTTCGTGAACCATGCTTCGACGGACAGGCCTTCCGATTCCGCCCGCTTCTCTGCTGCGGCGTGCCATTCTTCACTCATGTTTTCGAGCCGGACTTTATCTTCCACCGCGAAGAATCTGGCGAGCTTTACGTGGCAGCCCGCAAGATCACGAGAGATGAATTCGTCGCGCAGGGCCTCTGCATAGGAAATCTGCTTTTCGGAAACGCCGGTGATCTTGGGAAGCGGATGCTCGGTTCCGAAGTTCTCGGCAATGTACGCATTCAGTTTGGAAGCCGCTTCTGCCTTTTTTGCTGCGGCATGGCAGGACGGGCAAACAGTAACGTGTTCCGCAGCCCATTCTGCATAGGAATCTGCGTCGCTTCTGTTGATGCAAGTGCGGACGTGTTCGAACGTGCCTCCGCAGATTTCGCATTTGCAAGTGATCTTCGCCTTTGCCATCGCTGTACCCTCCGTAGTTGGTTTTGTTTTGCTTTATCTTATGTACCTATTATATACCGTAATACCGTATATGTCAATAGTTTTTTTAAAAATAAGCGCCGATTTCTCGGCGCTTATCTCAGTTATACAGTTTGCTGGATGTCCGCTGCATCTCCCGCATGATCTCCGGGAGGCGGCGCTGGACCGTGGCGCGGCCCAGGAACAGCTCCGTCGCAACGTCTACCTGGGGAAGCTTATCCACAAAATAGAGCTGCGCGATCTTCTCATTTTCCCGGCCAAGATTGGCCTGATAGATTACGGCCTCCATATCCTTTCTGGTCAGCCTGCCCAGCTCTGGCGGCAGCTTGGCCCGCGCCTGCGGCGACATACGCCCCGCCTCCTTACTTTTCCTTGTGCTTCAGCACGGCAATATTTCCTTTATTGCCGACTTCGAGATCCAGCGCGGCGGCGATATCGCGCACCTTTACGTAGTTCGTACCGTTTTTCAGGATACGCTCAACGGCGACTTCCTTTCCGTCGACGATGATCTTGCTCTTTTCTACCATTTCGGTTTCCTCCTCTGCATTTTTTCCATCTTCGAGGGCCATCACGGTATGGCCCTCGCTTACCAGTACGTCCCCGCGCAGGAGATTCGCGTCCGTCGTCAGATACTTGCTGCCGGTCAGCAGCACAAAATCTCCCGTTGCTGGCCAATCGTGCAGCATGCAGTATGTCGTGCAGCTGTTGCCCTGCCGACGGTAGAGCGCTTCGACCGACGCGCAGCCTGCGGCCACAGCGCAGAGCATCATGAGCGCGGAGCAGTCCGTCTCCACAGGCTTCGCGATCCTGCTCACGTCCCACCCGACGGCTCTGGCGGCCTCATACGCCGTGTTCCTGTTGTCCATGTCGTAGCCGATGTTCCGGTTCTTAATGGCCGCCTCGCACGTCTGCGCGGCCAGCTCGGCCTTTTTGCGGCTCTTGTAGCGCAAGATTCCGAGCCAGCGGCCATTGTACCAGTTGGAGATATTCAGCTCCCGCCCGGTCTGGTTGCCGGGCTGCTGGTTGCGGCCGCCCGTCTCGCCGAGACTGGCCTGTCCGATCTTGATACTCATGCCCGCTCACTCCCGTACAACTCGTGGTGCAGCTGCAGCACGGCGGCCTCGATCAGCTTATCGATCGTTTCCACATCAAATTGAATGCCCTTCTCGGCGAGGAAGTTCACGACATACGCCTTTTTCGCCGCGCCGTCCGTCGCGGTGTACAGCTGCTCCGCCGCCTTTACGCCGATCTCAACGTAAGTGCGGAGCGTTTGCAGCTTGTCTGCGTCGATTTTCGTCTTGATCCACGGGATCAAAAACGCCGAAACGAGCGCGCTGATGAGCGCGATCACTGCCGAGATGATCTGTGTGTAGTCCATAAGTATGCTCCTTTCAATCTTTCAGCACGATCTCTGCGATGCGTGCTGCCGCTTCCGGGCCGTATTTCTCGGCCCATTTATCCATGTACTTCTGCGCGTACTTCGCGCGGTTCTCGTTCTTGGCCTTCCAGAGATAAAACCCGCTGGAAGCCGTCGTTTCAGCCAGCACCGCAAGCGTGATCTCCGTCAGATCTGCGCCTGCTGCGCAGGCGATGATGAGCGCGAAGCTGACGAGCGCGCTGCAAATCAGCCATTTCTTGCTAAACTCCATTGCTATGTCCGCACTGCGCCTCCAGCTGGTGCAGGAACTTTTTCACGTCGCCGTTTCCGCCCAGCTTTACGTATTTCTGCCCGGCAATCAGACGTTCAGCCATTGGCATTTCCTCGCTCATGATCGTAAGGCGGAGGATTGCCAGATACTGCTCATCCTGATGCTCCTGCATTTTCCCGAGCTTTTTGTCGATCTCGGCTAGATGCGCCTCCTGCGTTGTGGCCTTGCCGCGCTTTTTCTGAACCGCGCTGACGATGGCATTGACTACCGCCGTCAGCGCGGATGAGCCAAGCGCGGCGCAGGCGAGGGTGACGATGATGGTTTTGGTGTCCATTTTTCTGTACCTTTCTCTTTTATTTTGCCGGGCTAATCGTCCGCCATTTTGATGTAGGTGGTGGTATCGCTGGAATAGCTGATCGTCGGCAGCGTCGTGCCGCCGAGGGCTGCGTAGAGGGCCGGGTAGGCCGTCTGATCGAAGGTTGATCCATCGCACGCGTGCCACGGGGCAGAGAGCACGCGGACGGTCGTGAGGATATCGCCGATGTGATAATTCGGCTCCGACAGCTTCCCGAATGCCTCATTTACCATCGGGTTCGCCGGTGCGTCGCCCGCTCGCCAGATCTTTGCAGCGCTCTGTGCCGTCAGCAGGTTCCCGACCGTGAGCGGCGTCCCGGCTTCCAGCGGCTCGTCCTCCGGGCGAAGCCATTCATAACGCAGCAGACTTCCTGCCGCGTCATACGCCCCGTAGCGGACGGCCCCGTTTGCGAGATCGTTTGTGCCAATTCTATCCCGCATGGCTATTCCTCCAGCGCCTTGATGTAGGCATTGCTTCTTGTGTCCGTCCCGATGGTAGGGATTTCTTTTCCCGCCGCGCTATAATCGCAGTACGCCAGCCCATTCGATGATATGTATGCCGCCTCCCCGTCCGGCGATAGTGCAATACTGTCGACGCTGCTCCCCAGTACGTCTCCATATACCGGGCCGGATGCTGGAGCGCTGATTGCAATGATCTTTTCCGTTCGATCAGCACTTTCAGATTCGCTTGCGGTTTCCGAAAGCACTAAAAGCCCGTTTTCGTATTTGCCGTTCGTATAGTTGTCGAGCGAGTAACTATCGGTTTTGTAGGAAACTACCTTCCCGTTTTCCCATGTTGCACCGTAGTCCGCAGAATACCTGTATACCATATATCCGCTATACATCGTGGTTCCCGCACCAGAGAAAGCAGCGTTCACCAGTGCAAAAAAAGCAATTATATTTGCCCCACAATGGTAAGCTGACATCAAAGCGTGATAGGTGTACGTCGACGGCTGGTTGAAGGACGGAGTTAATTCTTTGATGTTTACGCTTCTGACTGCCTCCCACGTCGGGTTGATCAGGGTTTTTGCCTTTGAAGTCTCCAGTATGTCGCTGGTGCTACAGTTCAGCTTGTAAAAGCAGTCCTTTTCTTCGGCGTAAAATACAATTCCGCTGATAAAATCTGGGATGCTTACTATTTCCTTTGTTGTTTGGTTTACGTAGCTGGCACTTACTCGTCTTCCCGTGTAATTGTTATAGGCTCCGTATTCGCCTCTTACTACGTAGATATACAGAACGTTTGGCGTAATAAACATCTTCAGTCCAGAGCTTCCAGGCAGGCTGCCGCTTGCATATAGCGCAAACGGCGTATCAAGGCTACGCGTTGTGTACACTCCGTTTACCTCTGTGGAGTCTCCGGAAAAAACAGCGTAATAAGTGCCGTTTGCATACTGCACATCCGATACCAGCGAGAGTCCGGTCGGCATATCCGCCTGCTGCGTCCACGTCCCCAAATCGGGCGATGTCCAGAACTTTCTGTCGCATAGGCCGACCCATTCCCCATTCAGATACCACACAGCTACAGGCTGAATATTCGATGTCTTCAACGCCCACGGAAGCGGCGCGGCAGAGCTTCTGAGCACAGAAAACAATTTTGGATACTGCTCCTGCGATACAGTGCGCCCGTCGCACGGGAGCCATGCGTCGGACAGGTCTGTGCGGGACGTGATAGCGATGTCGCCGACTTTGGCCGTACCCTCCGAAAGCTTGCCGAGCGCGTCGTTCACGGTCGGGTCTTCCGGGCGGGTGGCGGCGTTTGGCCAGAGCTTGGCGGCAGTGGTATCGGATAGCAGATTCGCCTTGTTGAGAGGCGTGCCCTCGACGGTGGGCGCGTCCTCGCGCTTGAGGTATTCGTAGTGGTTGAGCGTGCCGTCGGCGTTATAGACGCCGTAGCGGATCGCGCCGTTGGATAAAACCTGTGTTGGCTGCCTATCTTTCATGTGAGTAATCCTCCTGCGGCGCACTCCGCCGCGCCGGTGTGGCGAAAAGATTTTGCAACGTTGACGATCAGTTCCTCGCAGATCGTCAGGATGCGCTCGATATCATTTGCGCCGGTGTAGGTCAGGCGGCCCAGCTGCGGCGCGTCCGGCGTCCCGGCAGGATACGCAAGCGCGTCGCGAATGTCCTGTATCTGCCGTCTGTACGTCTCAGCCTGTGAGGCCGCTGGGATGTCCGTGACGGCCCAATCGGTTTTCGCCGTCCATGCAATGCTCCTGCCGCAAATTGAGCTGAGGCGCGCCGCCAGATAGTTCAGGGCGGTTCCCACGCGGTTCAGATCGGAAGCGTTGTACGCGCCCTTCATCCCGGTCAGCCATTCCGCCCGCTCGTCGGAAGTCATGGCGGCAAAGCCCTTCGCCGCCAGCTTCCGCACCCGCTCCACGTCCGCCTGCGTCCGATTGCTGATGAGGGTATCGATAATCGTGCTCATACACCCACTCCTTTTGTGATTGCGTAAAGGCCCCCGTCGAACGTCAGTGCGAGGCCCGTCTGCACCGCGCTCTCATTCTGTCCGAATGCGTCCGAAATTTTGATCGTGTCGCCGGTTTCAAGCGCCGGGTTGCACCGGTTTTTTACGCTGTAGATTTTGCGGCGGTTATACTGTGCCAGCAGCCATGCGGCAACGCTTTGATAATTTGCTGGGGCCACGCACGGATTGCTGATGCTCTTAATGTTTTTTCCGCTCCCGGCTGTTACCGTTTCGTCGACGCTATCCGAGTAATCGCTCTTGATGTGCAGTTCTACGCAGTCAACCGCTTCCGCTATGCTCACGCCGTCGTAATCATACAGTTCATCCGGCGTTATGGCCCCGCGCACAGTGCCGGAAGACAGCTCCGCAATATGCAGATCCCCGGCTCGATCAAACCACACGGAACACATGGCCGCCTGCGCCAGCAGCCGGATCGCTTCCCGGCGCGTTGTTTTTCTGGGAATTGCGGGAACAACTGTTCTTTCTGCCGCATTGCCTCCATATATTACCGTGATATCATAGCCGTCCAAGACGGCGGCGACCGCCGCTTGCAGTTCGCACGCGGTAGCGCTCCCTGATTCATATGTTACCCGGTCGAGTGCCGCTGCCATATCATTGCCCACCAGCTGCGCCGTTACGCCAGAATTTGTTGCCGTTACCGACGTGAAGAAAAATTCGCCGACATCGACGTTTTCTCCGTTTACGATGCACTTTGCCAGAAGCTTTTGCCCATCCTGGATTACTGCAAATATGCCGTCCGGGTTGAGAATGTTGTATCTGTGATCAGCGTTATCAAACGTAAAGGATATCTGCCTTGACGGGAAAGCATCGCAGGAAACGGACGCTTCCTCCACGATCTGCACATTTGCCAAGCTATCGTTTTCATATGTTTCCGTCAGGCCGAAATCGATCTGTCGCAGCCTTGCCCGTGTTTTCGGCAAGTACGTCTTATCGAACTGAAGCGTCAGCCTTGTGTAATTTGCCGCTGGCAGGCTGATGTTCTGCCGAACCTGTGTGATCGCTTTTGTTGCGGCTGCAATCACGGCGTTATCGCTCCCGTATGCGGTTAGTGTGATCTGGGCCGGATACTGCTGCATTTTATCGTCGAACAGCAGTGACCAGCCAACGGTCGACACCGGCGCGGAGAACTCAAAGGTAAGGGTACTGTCCAGCTCCGCATTTTCGTCCGAAACTTCCCCGCTCCACCAACCTGTTTGCTGCCCTTCAAATCCGTCATTTGGGATATCAATTGTGCCATCCAGCATCCATCGATTCAGCTCCAGCCCGGCAAACTTCCCGGATATGGTTTCGTTTTCGCTGATTGTCTCGCTTGCTTTGGTCCCCGGCGCAGAATCCGATTCTGAAACCGTTCCGTTCTTTTTTGCGGACGGATCGACGAGGTAAAACCGGACGAGCATTCCAATATCCCGGACGGCAGAAAACGGCGTAAATCCACTTGATACCTTTTGCATCAGTCCACCCCTTGCTGCGTTGCGGTGATGGTCACGCCGCACCATTGGGAAACCCCGTCCTCATCGTAAATAATGGCCTTGTATTCCGGCTGACTGAACAGAAAATCCCGTGTTTTATCGCCGTCAACATCAGGGTACGTCACGCTCAGGACGTGCTTTGCGTTGATCATGCTGCGGAGTTTCCGCAAATCGGAAACGGATAGCCACCCGGTCGGGATTTTCAGCTCATTTTTTACGCCGATGATGTCCATGACGGTCTTTCCGGACGCCATTGTCGCGGTTGCGCCAATATCCTTTGGCTGAATCGTGAACACGAGATCACGCAGAAGGGTGACTGTGTTTGTGCCGTCCGTGATTTTAATTCTACGCAAGTGACACACCCCTTTGCAGAATTTCGCCTCGCAGCGGGTCAAACAGTACCCGCGCCAGCGTTTGGCCGTCAACGACAAGATTCACCTGTGTCAGCGGGTTCGGCTGATTGTTGGCAAGCAGACCGTTCACAACACCGACGGAGGACTTTGCCGCGCCGGACACGGAGAAGGATGTTGTGCCAAAGGTCATTTGATCCTCGATATTCTTCCGAACGTCAGTCATTTCGCGGTCAAAGCCTTGTCCAAGTCCTTCTGCCATGTAGCCGCCGATTCCGGCGAAGACTTTAGACGGGGACGCAATACCGAGGATGCTCTTGACACCGCTTACAAGGCCATCGACCATATCGCTTACCGTCCGCTTTAGGCTCTCCCACATATGCAGAAATCCGTTTTTGATACCGTCAACGATATTTGTTCCGATGCTGCCCCAATCGTATCCGAGGAACGTATCTACAATCGATTTGATTATCGTTGGGATCGACATGACAAGATCCGGGATTGCGCTAATAAGGCCCTCAATAAGCGCCATAATGATTTGCGGGCCGGACATGATGATTTGCGGAAGATTGTTAAGAATCCCCTGTACAATCCCGATAATAAGCTTTGGCGCAGCCGCAGTAAGCTGCGGAATGGATTTAATCAGGCCATCAATCAGCGATTTAACAAGTTTTGCGCCGGATTCGATGATTTTGGGGAAGTTTTCAGTAAGCGCGGTGATGAGATTTGTGATAATCTTGGGAGCCACCTCAAGCAGACTCGGGACGGCATCAATGATCCCGTCCGCCAGAGCGAGGATGATCTCAAGCGCCGCATCTACCAAATTCCCGAGATTTCCAGGGTCGGTCAGCGTCTCAGCGATTTTGATGATTGCTTCTGTTGCCGCCGGGATCAATTCCGGAAGCGTCTCCGTAATGCCTTGTACCAGAGAGATAATAACATCTATACCGGTTTGAATGATTTCCGGCAGAAGCTCGACTATGGCCGGAACGAGAATCCCAATTGCCGTCGGCGCGATATCGCCCAGAACGGTAAGGATCTCCGGGAGCGCGGACATAAGCCCAGTAACCAGATTTGATGCGCCCTCAATAAGCGAGGGAAGGGTGGATCCGAGTATGCCCGGAAGCTGCGTGCTTACGGTTACCATCAGCGTAGTAATCGCCTCCACAATGCGCGGCAAAAGCTCCTGAATGCGCGGGATCAGGTTATTGCCCGCAACGACAATGGAATCCGTGAAGTTGCCCACGAGAGTTCCGAGATTCTGATCCGGGTCGGCGAGGCCGGTCACGAGGTTCTTCCATGCGGCTTTTACCATACCGAACGAGCCTTGAATTGTGGACGCGGCTTCTTTTGCGGTCGTGCCGGTGATGCCCATTTCGGTCTGCACGACATGGATTGCATCTACGATATCCGCATAGCTGGAAATATCGTATTTGATACCGGAAATTTTCTCCGCATCTTCAAGGAGGCGCTGCATTTCGGCCTGCGTGCCGCCGTAGCCGAGCTTGAGGTTATCAAGCATCGTATAGTTTGCTTTTGCGAAGCCCTGATATGCATTTTGGATTAAAGTCATGTCCGATCCCATTTTGTTGGCATTATCGGACATATCAGTCAGCGCCAAATTTGCTTTTTCTGCCGCTGCACTGGTATCCCCATCGAGAGACTGCAGCAGGGATGCAGAAAAGCTTGTCACCGTCTCCATGTACTCATTCGCAGACAGCCCAGCGGTTTTGTACGCGTTGTTTGCGTACTCCATGACTTTATCTTGGCTATCCTTAAAAAGCGTCTCCACGCCGCCGACAAGCTGCTCATAGTCTGCGTATGCCTGGATCGCCTTTGTGCCGATTGTGCCGATTGCCGTCGCCGCTGCGGTCACGCCGACAACTGCGGCCTTTCCGACAGTTGCAAGCCCGCTCTTTATTTTTTCGCCAAGCCCAAATGTTTTCTTCCCGGTTTCGTCGATGCCCTTGTCGGCCTCGGACGTATCGGCGCCGATTTTTACAAAAAGTTCAAACAGATTCATCTTTGGATTTTTTCACCTTCAATCCGCACCGGCGTACAACGTCGGCGGTGATCTCCTCACAGGTTCGGTTGTCCTGCGGCTTCGGGCTAATAAGATCGGTGTACTTTGTCTGTGCAAAGCTTCCGCCCGCGAATTTCGCTGTGTTTTCCGTGATCGTGCGCATACACTCCGCCGCATAAATGCGAAAGGCTGATTCCTCGTTCTGCCGCTTTATTAAAATCGGCAAAAGGCGAATCAGCCCTCCGGCGCTTATTTTTGGAGCTGCCAGAAGCGCAAGCGTTACGCTTTCGCCTCCGACGCGCACGATTTGAAAAAATCAGTGAGATCTTTGTCCTCTGCCAGTTCCCGGATCTGCCGCATTGTAACGAGAACGTTCTGCTCCAGGATCGCGTCAACTGTCACGCTGTTTACCACAGCCAGAATGCTGAACGCGTCTTCTCTATGCTTTTTCAGGATCAGCGGGATCCACTGGCCGATGCGCTGCACGCCGATTGCGTACCTCTCGCCGACTGTCTGCGGCTTTTCGTCGTCTGTCAGCTTTTTCAGGCTTCCCCTGAGTTCTTCGTCTGCCACGATGTTCAGCGCGTATACGCTGATTTCGCAGAGGACATCTGCCGCCTTATCGGTGCTGAATTCCGAAAGTTTCATATCGGCCTCCTATCAGGTTTCTGCCGTACCGGCCTTGATGTACAGCTCATACGGCACAACATCCTGCTTTGAGATCGAGTAATGCGCGGTGTACTCAAACGCCATCTGTCCCTTGCCCTTGTCGGCGGTTTTCAGCTGGAATCCTCCGGTAGAAAGTGCATTCATCATGCGGATCGCGATAAACCCGCCGTTATTCGCGCCGTTCTTGTCGGAGTAGTCTCCAACAATCCAAATGTCAGAAAAATCAGCACTTGATAGGTCGCGGCGCGGGACGACCTTGGTTTTGTCCGCGCCGTCGATGTCCGCCGCCGCCATCAGAGATTTTGCAGACGTGGTGGTTACCGTTACAAAAGTACCGGAGCACTTCACTTCTACATCATCCTGCCGCTTCAGCTCCATGGTGTTCTTTGGGCAGTTGTCCACGTCTTCGCCGAAGTCGGTATATGTGGGCGTCGCCGTGAGTGTAATGCCGCCGGTCGTTGCGCCCAGCTGATTTTCTGGTTCAAACGCACCGGTCGCCGGTGTGAAATCGCTCAGAATTACACCGGCGTTGATTTGCAGCTGCTTGAAGGTATCAGCAGGTATTTTTGTGAATTTCGCCATGAAATCAGTCCTTTCAGTTTGCGGTGATGTACTCGATTGTAATGTTCAAGTACCGCCGCTTGATATTTGCATCAGAATCGTCCCGGACGTTCTGACACCACGGAGATCCGCGCTTGATCCAGATCGCGCCGCCGTCGCACGGCACAAATACGCCGCCGAGGCCGATCGCGTCCGCGATCTCCTGTGCTTTTGCGTTTGGCTCCGCTTCCTGCGTGGTGTAGTACCACAGATTTACTGTCAGGCCGATTTCTCCGCTGTCCCACGCGCCTGTGATCAGTTCATAGGTCAGCCACGGGAAAACGGCGTCGTCCGGCACGCTGGACGCGGGATAGGCCGTCAGGAATTGTGAGAACCACGCGTGCAATGCTTTGTCTTTTGTCATGTTGGCAGTGCTTTCTTTTCAGCAGTGAAGTATTTCAGGGCAAAGCTAGCGGACTTCGGCGTCTGTTTGTCCTTCGGCTCGGACGTGACGCGGTACGTCTCGCCGGTCGTCTTGTCGCGGAAGAAGTCGTTATAATCGATTGGTACGGCTTTTTGCACAAGCACCGAGTAAACGCTTGTCACGCCCTCTTTCTCCGCTCTGCGCGCCTCCATGGACGTGTCAAGCGCCTGATAGTTCATAAACTCCGCGCCATCCGTCCATGTTGTGATATATCCGCCCGCTCCATCCGGTGTGCGGCTTTTTTCGAGCAGCACGCACGGGCGGGCAAAATCATCAAGTAAGCTCATATCAGATCTTCCTCCACTGGTTCATGCGCGATTTGAACGTCGTCTGCCATGTCACGGCCCCGCTCGCGGACGTGCTTCCGCTTGATCCCTTCGAGTAGCTATAGCCGCCGAAGCTTTCCGAGGTAAACGGGCTTGCTGCCGCGTCCCCGTTTTTCTCCTGCCATGCTCTGATCTCAGCTTCGAGGGAGAGGACAGCGGAGGGGACGGCCATCGGCCAGATGGAGCCGTTGAAAGTCTCATCCGCCATCCCGTAATCCGGGTACTGGTGAACGCCGTCATTGAAGACAGAACCGACGATCCGGAAGAATTGCCCTTCTTGCAGGAACGGCAGCGCAATGCTGCCGTTTTCTACTGTGTACGTTCCGCTGATCCGATCCGTTTCAAACCAGTTTCGCAGAACCCCGCACAATTCGGTAAGCATTGCGCTGCCGCCTCCTTACTTTGCCGTTACCGTAGCGTTGCCTGCCTTCTGCGCCTTATAGGTCGCGTCGGCCTCAACAACAGTGATCTTCTTGCCCGTCGCTGCCGTGACATCGGACTTACCGTCCCACGTCGACCACGTTCTGACGTTCTGGCCGTAGGTGATAGTCTCAGCCGAATCGCCTACCTTGTACTTGTAGACGTTTCCGCTTGCTTCCTTCGCGGGCGTGACCGTGATCTTCGTTTCGCCAGTTGCGGATCCGGCTGCAGAAGTAACGGTCAGCGCGCCGAGCGTCGGCGTTTCGTCGATATCCGCAACTGCGATGCCGTCCTGGTACTCCGCAAACAGGGTGAGCCCCATGATCGCAAAGGACTCGGAGACGGCAGTGGAGTAATTACCCTGCACGTGGAAGCCGACAAGGTTTGTTTCGCCATCAGTTCTGTAGTCAAGACCGGCACGGGCGAAATCGCTGTCAGCCGGGTCGATGTAGTACAGAACGATGTTTTCAACCGGCGTCGCGATCACGCGGCCGCGCTTGATCTCATCGTCGGACAGCAGGAAAACCGTGCTGTAGCCCATGAAATTCTTGATGTACTGGAATCCAAACTCGGTCTGAATGGTGATGTCTGCGCCACCGAGGTAATCGTACAGGTCCATCACGTTCACGAAGCCGACAACGTTTGTCGCGGTTCTGTGCATCTGCTTGAACTTGTTGATGACTGCGCCCTTCGCCATTGCAAGCGCACGCTGCCAGTTGGTTTCACTGACAGTCAGCAGGCCGGTATTCAGGTAATCGTAGAACCGGTTCGTGACGTTGGTCTGAAGCTCATACAGGAAAGCTTCATCGGTCATCGCGACTGCGACATCATAGCCGTATTCCTTGATTGCCTCGATGGAGACCGCCTTCGCGTACTTTTCGACGTTGATGTTCGCATAGTCCTTCTCGATGACAGTCGCTTTGGAGTAGGGGATTTCTTCGCCCTCACCGACGCTCTGCGCGAGCGTCACGCTTGCGGTCTTGGATTTCAGGACGGTGCCCGGCTGCTTTTTGATGGGGCGCATAATGCCGAGAATGTCGCGCAGGTGCTGCCAGTTCCGCGCAAAGCGGGTTACAAAATCAATTTCACGAGCGGTTACCTGAACGTCGCTCGTCATGGTCAGGTTGTTTTTTGCTGCCATATTATTCTTCCTTTCCGAACAAATTGAGATTTGCGGCAATTGCTGCCTGCCGTTCAGACGCGTCCCTGATTTTGAAGATGTCGTCCCGGCTCATAGCGCCGCCGTTGTTTGCGGGCGGGTCTTTGGTGTCCGCGCCCTTCTGTTTCGTGGTAACAACGAAATCTGCCCACTCTTCCTTGATGGACTTCTTCAGATCATCGGCGTTCTTGATCTTGCCGTCTTCCAATTCAACCGATGAAAGATCGGTGATCTTCAAAACCGAATCGATGCGCTTTTCGCTGATACCCACAGACTTCAAAAGTTCCCGATACGCGGATTCTTTCGCGCTCTTGGTTTCCTTCTGCATCTGCTCTCTTTTGTAGTCGTCAAATTCCTTTTTGACTTTGTCGTGCTTATCCTTCCAGCCATCGTCGCCTTTGGCTTTCAGGTTTTCAAGCTCCGCCTGTACTCCGGGGAGCTTTTCGGCGTCTGCCTTATACCGTGCAAGGTCGGTTTTCAGCCCGTCTACGGTATCGGTGTGTGCCTCAATGATCGTATCCATCTGCTCTTCTGTCAGCCCCATGCCCTTCAGGAGCTTGCGCGTCAGTGCCATGTTCTATCTTCCTTTCCCTTGTCGGCGGTGCTTTGCCGCGACAGAACAAAAAATGTGGCAACAGTCATTTCTTTGCTGTTACCACACTTATACCGTATATTTATGGCTCTGGGACGCAATCTTTAGCTGTTTTTCATCTCATCTACGACGATTTTCCGGTACTGCGCCGCATGGTCCGCTGCTGCGGGCTTCAAAAACGGCTGTGCTTTGTTTCCAGCCGTCCAGTGCCAGTTCCCCTTCGCGTCCTGATACGCCCACGGCGTAGGTCTCCCGCCCGGATAATACTTACCGGTTCCGAGTTCGACGTATGCGGCATATTCCGTGTCACTTCCGATGTATGCAGCCGGTTCCCCTTCATCTACGCGGTGCGTGATACTGTTCCTCAGATTGCCGGTGTCCACCGGGCAAAGCCGCTTTGCATACTTTTCGGCCGTCATGCCGATCTTTTCTAGGGCGCGAATCAGCGCGTCGTGCATAGCAGACTTCACTTCTTTGGAGTTGTCGGTGAATTTAATATCCATCTACAAAACCTCATCCGTATTGTTTTTGTAGGTGTAACTCATTTCTTTTTCCGAATGTCACCCTTTGACCACTCAAACTTCTTTCTGTTTTTGGCACCCAAAAGTTTCTTGACATCTTCTTTTGTCAGATTATTGGTTTTCATATTCTGTATTCCTCCGTTTCGTCATACAATCCGTTTCTCTTCTGCCAAGCAATAACATCTTCTCTCGATGCAAACTCAATATCTTTCTTTTCAATACCAGTCCATTTCATTTTCACAACAATGTCATCACCAACATCCGAAACATCGGTAATTTCAAAAACAGATCCTCTTTGAAGCAGGAACTCCCATTCTTTATCGGCTGAGCCACTTAGCGGATTTATCCACGCACCTCTACCAGTTCCGGGCGGTACATCAATTTCCATAAAAACATTGCCACTTGCAACCTTTTTTTTCAAAACTGTCGTGGAAACAAATCCGTCATCCACAAACTTTGATCCAACTTGCGTTGAAAGGTTCTCAAAAACATCTTTCTCACAAGTTCGATATACCTTAATGCCCTTTTTAAGTTCAAACCTCGATATAGAATCATCGATATGGTCAACCATTTCACGGATTCCAATACTTGAAACATCGTCCCAAGCCTTTACCATCTTTTCTGTCATATGACCGCGGAGCAATCCGTTGATGCCGGAATATCCATCGCCAGAATATTCGCCAATAGAGGTTGTTTCTTCACCGCTCAATCCATCACACCAAGAGCCAAAGGAACTTTTTCTATACTCTTCCAAAAGCCTGTCATATTCTTCTCTGTTTTCTCTTCGCAAACTTCTTGGAGGTCTTTCTCCAAAGAACTGGCTTGCTTGTTCTCCATCAGCAAATGTAGAATATGTTTCCGCTTGCTGAGCCATAGCCTTTTGCACTTGTGCCTTTTCCTTCCATCCAGCCCATTCCGCATAGCTCATGTTCTCAATCAGCTCATTCCGTCCGGTCGCCTGGTTCCTGGCGCGGCGCTTGCCTCCGTAGGTGTCGATTCCTTCAATCTCGGATACCAGCGTGCAGCGGCAGTTATAGATTTCGGACGGTGGGCCGTTCGGGTCGCCTGGGTAGCGGCAGCCGTTTGAGAACTTTTTGTCGTTATCCACGATCTCGCCGTCGAGCATGGCGTGGGAGTGGCGGGTTCTTCCGTCGAGCGTCGCCATCCATTGTTTTCTGCACTTGATTCCCATTTTCTCGGCAGCATAATAGGAATCCAGCCGCCCGGCGTTCTGTGCGCCGGTAACGGCTGTGCGGGCCGTCCGGATGGCGCTGTCGCGGTTCATGGTGGTAATGCGGCTTTGCAGATCATCCGCCATGCCTTTGATGCTCCGGCCCTGTAAAATGGAACTAGTGACGCTGGCCGTGATCTGCTTTTTCCCGTATGCAAGATCTATCCCGCGATTAAGTGCCCGCTTTTCCGGATAGTACGGCATAAGCTCCGGCTGCTCTGAGATCAGGCGCTTCACGGTCTGTTCGTCCCAGATATCGAAGCCAACGTCACCGGTGACCTGCTCAATGGTGTACGCCGCGAAATTCCGGTTCAAACTGTAAATGCCCGGCGTTGCATCGTTGACATACGCAACAGCAGCAACGTTTGCATTTGTCATGCGCTCGGCGACCTTATCCCGTAGCGCCTCAAAGCGCTTTCCACGCCCGATCTGCGCAAGCCGCCATTGCTTGTATTGTTCCTCTGTGATATCGTCAGCGTCCAGCCGCGCCTTTTCCACCGCGTCGCGCGCTGCAAATTTACCGAAGTAATCCCTGATCGTATCCGTCAGATCGCTATACGCTTCCCTATATATCGCAGCAATCCGCTTTTCAAGCTTTGCGAGCTCTGCGTCGGTCATTTTCTGCCCGGCGGTGTTGCTTGTGCTCATACACTTCTATCCGCCTCGCCGAGCGCGGCGCAGACGAGGGTGACGATGATGGTCTTGGTGTCCATGGTGTTCTCCCTTCTTCTCGTAAATTACGCCTGTTCCTGCCAACCAGCCGGATATGCCGCTGGTGAATATACATTCGCGTCAATCAAGCTAATGTAATGCTTTCCATTGAATGTCACCTTGTCGCCCTTTTTGTAGGCATTATGCGCACCAGTAGGCTGCACGAATTCCGGCCATTCATCTAGTGAAACGATCACAAACAGTGCCGGTGTAATATCAGGTGTCCAATCCGCTTGTGCAGTATGCGCCTGAACCACGCGATATAATACGCCATGATATTGCAGTCGTTCATCTACTGCATAAGCATGTCCTACTACCCACTGTGGGAATAGCTCTACTGCTTGCAGCGCATCCTCATCAGGTAAGCTGATCGACGCTTTTTCAATATACGGACGTAATGCTCTAGCTCTTTCTGTATATGTCATTCTTCTTCTCCTAATAGAATCTTAGCGGCGGTTTCCGCATCTGTGAGTGGCAATGCCGCGCCCATTTCATCATAGCTGCCTTCTGGCTCAGTACCTTTCAGCGTATGGTCTGTGAGATGAAACACCATGTCAGAAAGCACCTGATGTTCAGTTCCTTCTTCATCCGTAATAGTCACAGCCATCTTCGCGCAAAATCCTTCTGCCTGATCTTCCTTGCACGGGACATAACAACCGTTGCCGTGCAGTCGGATGGGCACAATACTGTCCGCATAACCTGCAAATGCGCCGTCTTGTTTTACTGCATACATGGTATCCCTCCAAATTTCTCTTGATAAATTTTCTCTAATCGCTCTGTACTTGCGGTACGCAGCCGGTTTTTCCAGTACCCGTTTTCCTGCCCCGGCCATTTGTCATCCGCAAAATCTTCACCGCAGCCGTGCTTTGCATACCAGCGGTAGAGGTGTTCAAGCATTTCTTGCCGCATCGCGCCCTCTGGTGTATTCTGCCTGAAATGCTCCCACCCGTTTTCACTGGAAACAGCGCAGATGCAGCGCCCGTCCGCAGCGTAAAGGAATCCACAGTTTTCAGTTACTTTTGTTCCATGTCGGATGTTGAAATACCCACCAATGCCATTTCCTTTGTACCGTTTATACGTGGTATAGTCCATACATACCTCCTGTCGCCGAATTATACGCAAAATCCGGGGGCAAAGCCAATCGAGTAGTGCGCAGCGTTGCTGGCAACTTTCCCATCAGAATACGCATCTACAAAGCTTGTTGTATTGCTGGCGCGTGGGGAGCGTAGCCACCAATGGACTGCTTTGTTCGACTCTCTTTGATCGTATTTTACCTTGCTGTTTCCGGCGCTATAATACGAATACTGCGCCTGTTTGCTTTTTTCGTTCGTATTTCCGTATGTAATGCTTCCGAATACTTCGTATTCAGACAGCAAAAAGAAATAGTCCGTTGTCGCCGTCACTGCGTTTGCCTCGCTGCTGTTGCCCTTGTTGTTTGTATACTTTATCACGGATTTCAGCACCGCACGGAGCGCTGCCGGAATTACCGCAATGATCGTGCCGGAATAGCTTGACAGACTTGTACCGCATAGCTCCGTTCGTGCCTTTGACATATTCCATCCGCCAGAATTCGTGTTGCTGGTATTCATGCGGAATCCGCCTCCGGTATTGTTGTAATAGCTGTCGCATAGCGCAACGTCCGTACCGCCGGACAGCGACGTTTTGCCCAACTGGAAATGAATACAGTTTGTTCCCTCTACGCTGGAATTGTGATTGAATCCGATGATGAACGCATACATCGGGACGTTGGATAATGTCAATGCTCCGACTGTGCCGTTCAGCGTGATTGCTTTGCGGTCTCCTATACTCCAATAGGACGCTCCATCTCCTGCATCAGATATTCGTTTAATAGTGCTCCACTCATTATCATTTAGCGTTGGGCTCGCAAAAAATATCTCCACTGCATAGCTGTCCGTGATAGTAACTATTTTTGTGTCAGAATGTTTCCCGTCCAGCGTAGCAGATACGCTCCATGTGCCGATCTCCGGAACGATAAGCGTACAAACTCCGGTACTGTCAGATGTTCCGCTGATCGTTTTGGAGCCGTTCGTCGCTGTGACCGTCGCACCGGCAGATACCGTTACGACCAGCTGCGGAACGATCCCGGTTTGAATCGTACCGACTGCTGCGGCAAGCCCTTCGATGGTCTGTGCCGCAGGGGCTGCGCCGCCTTTGGCCTCCACTGCGTCATACGCCGCGCCGACTGCCGCGATAATACGGTCGATCTCTGTCTGTACGCTCATGTCTGTTCCTCCTTTAAATCGCGGCGAGAGCGTTTTCGATGTCGTCTGTCAGCGATACCGTGCCGCCGGAGGTGTAGCCCGCCGGAATCGTGGCGCTGGTCTGCGTGAGGCCGTCGATGGTCTTTTCGATCGCGCCGTTGTTGGCCATAGTGCCCTCGACCTTGCTGCCGTCGGCCAGCACGATAAACTTTCCGTCCAGCACGTCAGCCGCTCCAGCAGTCACGCCGGAAACGTCCTTGTATTTGGCCGGAATCGCGCCGACCGTGACCTTGCCGAGAACTTTGCCCTTCGTGGGCGTGATGTCCTGCGCGGCCTCGGCAGGCGTGGCGGACTTGGTTTCCAGCGCGACAGATACCTTGCCCGCGCCGGAGTGCTTGCCCGCCGGGACGGTGTATTCCTGATTGCCGGTCGTCGCGTCCAGCACCTTTTCGACCGCGCCGTTGTCCGGCATGGTGCCTGCCTGCGTTACGCCGTCCGCGTCGATGAAGACTTTATTCGCCAGCACGTCGGCAGGCGCGGCGGTCGTGGCGGAGACGTCCTGATAGTTTTCCGGGATCGCGCCGACGGTCACACCGGACAGGCCGTAATAGCCCTGATCGGGCGTGACGGCCTGCTGCTCCTTCGTCGGCGTTACCGACTTGGCTTGCAGCTGGTAGTTGCCGCCGCCTCCGACGCCCTTGACCGTTCCTGTGCCGTCGTGGTAGCCCTTCGGGACGGTATAGCTCTCGCCCTCCTTGACCTGCGCGTCGACCGCGCCGTTATTCTTGATGGCGGCGGCCTTGTCGGCCAGCGCGCCGAGCTTGTCCGTGCTCGCGGCGAGGCCGAGGCCGACGAGCCATGTGCGCAGCTTGTTCCGCGCGGTCTGCAATCTTGTAATTTCAGTCTGTGTGCTCATAAAATCCTCTCCTTAAATCGTCGCGAGCAGCGCGTTGATGTTGCCGACCTCCGCAAACACAGCGGCGGACGTTACGGGCTTGGTGTTGTCCTTTTCGACTGCGTCCGCCGTATCGACGGACAGGGTGTTTGTTTCCGCGTCCAGCTTCAATCCGGGGCCGATGTTGTAGCCGCTGCCGGAGCCGCCGCCAGCACGCACGGAAACGTTAAAGGAAACGTCAACCGGATCGCGGTTCTTGAGTTCAAATTCAATGCCGCCCATTACAACACCGCCTTTGAAAGCGCGTGCGCAACGTCGATCTGCTTGATCTCCGAGCCAATCACGTCACCGCTCTTGAATTTCACGCGCACCTGCATCTGGCAGAGCTTCGGGAGCCGAAAGGTCTCCTGCTGGGTGAGGGGAATGTGGAACTTTCCATCCGAGTATTCCGCTTCCCCTGGATAAATTTTTTTGAAATTGAATAAAGTGAACTCAACCGCCTTGACATCCGCAATATTGATGGGGGAACCGTTGTTTTTGATTGTAACATCGAGGCTGTATGCGTCACCCTGTACCATGTTGCTCATGCGTCTATTCCTCCATATCTTCCGTGGAATATCGCTCTAATTCTTCCGCGCTTTTCCTCTTCAAAATGTTTGCGATTTCCTCCTGCGTAAGCCACGGCAGCTTGCTCAGAATCGTTTCGTCGTCAAGGTAGCTCGCGGCAAGCAACACCATCTGCGTCTGCTCCAGCTGGTTCACGATCTTCGAGCGCGTAAATGTCGGATCATCGTCAATGCCGATCAGTGCAAAAAGCTGATACAGGAAATCACCGACGCAGTATTCGAATTCGTCGACTTTGTTGTCCATCTGCTGGTATGCCGCCGTGATCTCGGTCGCCGTCTTTTGCCCGCCCTGTATTTTCGTGGTGTCCAGCATCTGAAAGTCCCTGTAAAGATCGTCGCTGAGTCTGCTCAGCAGCGCTTCCCGCGCCTCGACTGGAATCGTAAGCGTGTGGGCCTCCGCCTTTGCGCCGTCGTCGTCCACAAGGCCGACTCCGATCCGCCGCATAGTTTCTTTGAACCGCGCCATATCGATTTCGTCCATGCCGCCCGCATTGGAGATCGTCCAATAGATGATCGACGCTTCGTCAACCGTATCCGCAAAGCCGGATTTGATCAGATCATAGCAGTCGATTGCTTCGCGCTGGCCGACAAGCTCAGACTGCCGGGCACGGTTGCCATACATCGGGATAATCGGAAATCCCGGATAATTCTGATACTCCAGAATTTCCGTTCCATCTGCTTCGGAGCTTGCTTCCACCGCAACATATCCGCGTTTCTGCTCCAAAATCTCCATTTCCTTCCCGCTCCTGCGGATGAATTGTGTGAATCCGTCCGGCTCGTACAGTGTCGCCCGCAGCGGTTTGTTCGCTGCCACCTGCCAGAACCGAATACCGGCGCGAAGCGATCCGTTTTCCTCATCCAGCAGCGGCACAAATTCTAGGGCCGTGAACACTTCCAGATGATCGAGGTTCCAGAAGCCATAAGCCACGCCGCCGACAAGCGCCGAGCGCGCCAGATCCTGAATCTGATTGTCAAATTTTCTGCCGAGCCGCTTCTTGTTCTCGGCGTTTTTCAGTATCACGCCGTTGCCTAGCAGATACTGTGTTTCCTGCCGCATGAAAATCGGAAAGAATGCGCTGCGGAGCTTGTAATTTGCGCTATAGTTGTCCGGGATGGCCTTCCCGGACAGCGTATAAAGCAGCTTCTGCACGGTAATGATGGTAACATTTCGGTGCTCGTCGTATTCCCGCGCAATCTTTGCCTGCTGGTACAAATCCGAGTTTTTATGATCGTTGATTGCCGCCAGAACAAATTCCATTCTGTCCCGATCCGATTTCTCGGCAACCTCTAAAAAATCCTGATATGTTTTCATGCTTCACCTTCTTATCTCGCCAGCTCCGGCACGAAGATATGTTCCTTAAACGCCTTTTTCAGCACTGTCATCGCCATATAGCGAACCTCATCCATCGCGTGATCGTTTTCCTTTACAACGCGGTCGACTTCGCTTTTTTCGTCCCAACGATACAGGCCGAACTCCCGGATTGTATTCTCGCAGCTTTCATGAATCTTGATTTTTCCATTTCGCAAAAAATCAGACACAGTTCGGATTCCATTCATAACGTCATTGTCTGCGTGCCTGACCTTAAATCTGCCTCGCCTGCGAAGCGCCTCGATAAAAGACGCCGCTGACGGATCAACGACAACTGCCCGAATCGTTTTTTCTCCGGCCAGCCTCTCGACCATATCGCAGTATTCCTCATCGGTCTTCTGCGCCCTTGTCTCGCGTCCGCTGTAATAGATTTCTGCAATGCGCACAGCGGACCTCTTCCCAACACACCATAACCCGGCAGAAAACGGGTTCAGCGTGCCATAGTCTATAGATATATAATAATCTCCGGTGTCCGGGATCTCCTGCGTGATGCAGTCATCTCCAAACATCGGATATACCAGTCCTTCGGCACGTACCCAGAGGCCGAGAATGTAGCGGTCGTAATAAACCGTCCCTTCGTATTCTTTTTTCAGATTTTCTTTAAAAGATTCCGGCAGGAACGGATTGTCGTCTATTGTGTATGTCTGGCTGAAAATGTCCGCGTTGCTATCAAGGAATTTTTTCAGCCAGTGGTCAGGATATTGCGGATTGAACGTCCCATCAAAACAGGAGTATTCCTTATCAAGACGGCTTTTTAGCAGCGCGAAGACTTCTTCCGACCAGTCCGCGACCTCGTCGCCGTAGCAATATTTAATCGACGCGCCGCGGATCTTTGAAACCTGAGAAACCTTTTCCGCACCGAGGCAATAGCACTTTTCCCCGAAAATCCACGCTGTGTTGTCGCTGGAGATTGTTCCGACAAGCATATCGCCATACAGGTTCCGCATCGGCTCCAGCACATTTCGCTCAATCGTGGATTTTGTTACGCCGAGAATGACGGCCAGACCATCTTTTCCGATTCGCTCACGAATCCGGATCGGTATGATCCATCGAAAATCGAGGTAAGTCTTCCCACTTCTGGTGGCTCCGCCCTTGAAGTTCCATCGATGCGTCCCGTATTTTACAAATTCACGTTGTTTCGGACTTAACAGCATCTTGGAACTCCTTCAGCATCGAATCAAGCTTCTCCATTGTCGTCCTGTTGCGGTCGGAAGCTGCCGCGTATCGCTTCATGAGACTGTCACCGGCTTTCAGCCGGTCGGACAGCGATGCGTCCATGCCGAACTGGTCTTTGACCTCCCCGCGCATGACGGCAGTGTAAAATTTCAGAATTTCGTTGGAATCTGCGACAAGCGCCGCTTCCTGTTCGTCCAGCCTGCGCTTTATATACGCAGAAATAGCTGGTTTTGACAGGTTTTCTGCCGCAATCACTCTGCATGATGTTTCTTTGTACCCGGCCTTTTTCGCTGCTTCTGTCGCGTTCCCGGATTTCAGATATTCTTCGCAGAATCGTCTCTGCTTCGGCGTAAGCTTTTCATCCGCCATCGCTGTAAAGTCCGGCCAGCAGCTTCACCACATCCGCAATCTGGTACGTTTCCAGCAGAGTGACGTTCTTCGGCTTTTCATCAGGTCGATATTCGTAAACCATGTATTTCGTCACCATCCTGTCATTTTTCGCGGAATAGGTCTGCATTTGATTGATTTTTATTTTGATTCCGTTGTACAAGAGCGCTGTTTGCAGCTTGTGTGCAAGGGCGCGCAAACTCGCCATAGCCGCTCCTTTCTGCCTCGTTCTTTCGTTCTCGTGTCTCCGTGTGTGAATAAATATATTTATTCACACCGGAGAACACGAGAACAGGAGGATGAGGTTTCCGCAGAACGCTGCGGTGCCGATGAAGAAGGGCGTAGAGTTGATCTCTACGCCCTTATAGTAAATGTTAAATTTGGCTCTGGGACGCAGACTTTTTCATAAAAGCCCTCTTTTTTGCCCCACAAGGCGAATAAATTGCCTGTGCCACTCCTGTGCGGTGCGTTCGGACACATAAACCGCCATCGCAGCGCCCTGTAAGGTGTGCGTCCGCTTCCAAAGAACCAAGTCTATGAGCCGGAGTCGCTCCGCGCCGTCAACGAGCTGTTCCGTCTCCGCGATTGCATCCGCAACGGCAGCGCGCTCGGCCTTCGTCATCAGCCCGCCGCCCTTATAGCTGCGGATCATCCA